ATGACCAAAATCAACAGCAAGACCCTATGGGCGGTGGCGCACCTGGTGAAGACCCAATGGGAGGCGGTGGCGCTCCTGGAGGAGACCCTATGGGTGGCGGCGCTCCCGGCGGTGACCCAATGGGAGGCGGTGGCGCTCCTGGAGGCGACCCTATGGGTGGCGGTGCACCTGGAGGAGACCCAATGGGAGGCGACCCTATGGGTGGTGGTGCTCCTGGTGGCGCACCTGGTGAAGACCCTATGGGTGGGGGAGCGCCTGGAGAAGACCCAATGGGCGGTGACCCTATGGGCGGAATGGAAGAAGGCGGAGAGCAAGAGGAAGATGACGTTATTGACGTTGATGATTTGACCGATGCTCAGGAAAAGGTAAATGATAAGGTTAATTCAGTTGGCCGTGACCTCGGAAACGTTGATAAGAAAATTGGCAAGTTGATTGGAGCAATTGAAACTCTTCAGAATATGTTCAATCAGAACAACGAAAAAATTGAAGACCTTAAGAGGGAAATTGAAAAAAGAAATCCAACCCAAACCGAGAAACTTAATCTTCGTTCAATAGATAGTTATCCTTTTGTTGATAAACCAACCGATTATTGGGCAAAGAAAACAGCAAATAGCAACTATTCAGTGTATGCTGACAATGATGAGCCTACTACACAGGAATATGTAATTACGAATAATGACGTGGATGATTTCACCGAAAGAGATATTGAAGACAGTTTCTCAATATCCGATGAACTCGACCAAAATATTAAAAAAATCTTTGGACTATGAAAAAAATAATTAGATTAACTGAAGGCGATTTGCGCAATATAATTAAAGCATCAGTTAAAAGAATCTTAAGAGAACAAGATGAAACTGATTACGGCGATAACTATGATTTAGCCGATTATGATGAAGACTATGACAAGTATGAATATGATGAAGAAGCAGAAAAGCAACTAACTCAACGTTACCCGGAATTCGTTAATGCGGCGTTAGAAGACCCAGAAAAAGTTTTTTACTATTGGACTGTTGATGCAGGAGATGAGACTATTTATTCTTCAACGTGTTTTGAATCAGAAGATGAGGCAGCAGACGATTGCGATTCAGAAATGGGCGGAGATGATTTCGTAGGATATGTTGAAAGCTTGGGCGCTGAAGAAGGAAAGATTTTTACAGATACAATGATGTACCACGAAGATGGATTTTGGGTTGATTAAAAAATAAAGAGCGACTTTTATTTGGTTGCTCTTTTTTTTGTTTTTCTTGATATTTATATAAGAAATAATTTTTATTTTTTAAAAAATTTTTGTATATTTGCAATAATGAAATTTAAGTGCCGGAATGGCACATTTTAATATTTTTAAAACAATGAGTGAAACAAAGAATTTAAGCGTCAATGTTGACGCAGCAGCAGTTAATGCGCAGTATGAGAATGAGCACAGAGATAGTGCAACAAACAAGAAGAAAACTGAATTTAATCCAAAAAATTATCTTCAAGCAAGATTAAATCAGGGAGAAACAAGTAAAACACTTACAATCAGATTGCTTCCATTTTCCCCAGATGGCGGAAGCCCATTCAAGAAAGTTTTTATTCACACCGTAAAAGTCAACAAGGAACTTAGTCCTGGAGGTTGGCGTACTTTTGTGTGCCCGACGCATAATAAGATGGGCGACAGATGCCCATTCTGTGAAGTGTCTGGTGAAGCAAGGAAAAGAAGGAGTGAATCAACAAACGAAGTTGAAAAGAAGAAGTTTGGCGATATTGAGTTCATGAATCGTGCAAAGGCAGCGTGGATTGTTCGCTGTATTGAGCGTGACCATGAGGAAGATGGGCCAAAGTTCTGGTTATTCAATGATTCAGCAAAGAAAGACGGTGTTTATGATAAGATTATGAACATTTTCTTTGAGAGGAAAAAGGCTGCTGAAAGAAAAGGGAAGGAAAGCAATATATTTGATGTGAATGATGGAAAGGATTTGATAATCACATTGACGAGAGACCAAAACGGAAAGACGGTTACAAAGGTTGTTGATGACGAGGACAAGTCTCCGCTTACTGAATCCTATGAGCAGGGAATGGCTTGGATTAATGATGATAAGAAATGGGATGAGGTTTACACTGTAAAGCCATATGAATATATGGAAATCGTTGTAAAGGGAGGAGTTCCGGTGTTTGACAAATCTCAAAACAAATATGTTGATAGCGCTGAAAAGGCTGAGGCTGATAAAAAGGCCGCTGAAGAAGAATTAAAGGAAAATCTAACAGAACATACAAGAGATTTTTCTGATTTCCCCAAAAAAGAAGAAGGCGATAAGAGCGTTGGGGGAATAATAATTGATGGCGAGGATGACTTACCATTTTGATAAAAAAACATATTAATGGCTAAATTGCATTTTATCTACGGAGTAATGTCAAGTTCGAAGTCTCTTAGATTGCTTGCTACCGCACACGATTTCGATGAAAAGAACATACCTATATTGGTAATAAAACCTTCGGCAGATACAAGGGATGGTGAAGGGATTATTAAATCACGTGCAGGACTTGAAAGAAAATGTTTATCAGTTGATAGTAACGTTAATCTTTTTGAACTTGTAAGTAAATTTAACAAAATAAAAACCGCAACATTTGAAGAAGGGATTAGATGGGTTTTGGTTGATGAATGTCAGTTCTTAGCCGAAGAACAGGTTGACCAATTATCAGACATTGTTGATTTTTTGGACATTAACGTTATTTGTTATGGTTTAAGAACTGATTTCAAGTCAAAATTATTTCCAGCATCTAAAAGATTATTTGAACTTGCTGACGGAATAGAGGAAATAAAGTCAAGTTGCGATTGCGGAACGAAGGCTTCCATTAATGCAAGATTTAATAGTGATGGAAAAATCATAACCGAAGGTAGCCAAATACTTGTTGGCGGAGATGACCTTTATCACGCAGTTTGCAGAAAATGCTGGAAAAAAATAATTATGGAAAAATAAATTGTTATGAAACAAGCAATAAAGAAAAAAACTTTTAGCAAACCAAGCATTAAAGAACTAAAAGAGGCTATGGGCTTTGGCACTAAGACATCAGACGAACCTATTAAAATGAGTGAACTTAAAATGTCAAGTGCTGAAAAAAGTACTGAATTTATAGTGCTGCCAAGCGCATTTGAAGATGCACTTAAATTACCGGGAATACCGAAGGGCTATTTAACAATAGCAACAGGGTGGTCTAATACAGGTAAATCAACAATTAAAAATTGTCTTATAGCAGCATGTCAAAAAGAAGGAATAGTTCCAGTGATTTTTGAAACTGAAGGCAATTTTGATTGGAAGTATGCAATAGATTGCGGAGTCGAAGCGGAGCCTGTTTATAGAAAGGTTGTTGATGAAGAAACAGGTGAAATAACTGAGCAAATAGCAGACTATGAAGGCTCTTTCTATTATTTAGACAGTAAAACTCTTGCTGCAAAATATGGGAATAGAGATTATTCAACCGGTAAAGAAACAGCAAAATTCAGAAAAGAAGCAGTTCTTGAAGATATTGCTTATTGCATAAATGAATTTCTTGATAGGCAGGAAAATGGCGAATTTCCTTATCCATTGTGCTTTATATGGGATAGTATAGGCTCTATACAGTCATTTAAGTCATATACAAGTAAGAGTGGTAATAATATGTTTGATGCAGGCGCAATATCACAAGCGTTTAACAATATTATTAATAATAGAATACCATCTTCAAGAAAAGTAAGTGAGCCATACACTAATACATTCTTCTGCGTTAATAAGATATGGAATGACTCAATGAATTCAATGGGCGGAGTTCCATCTATAGAATTAAAAGGCGGTAAGACTATGTACTATGGCGCCAGATTGATTATACATCTTGGCGGTGTTGCAAAGGCTGCTACTAAAGTTTTGAAAGCCACAGCAAAAGGAGAAAACTTTAACTATGGCATCGTAACAAAGGTAAAGGTTACGAAGAACCAATTGCCTACACCTTATAACGTGACTTATGAAGGAACTATGTGTTGTGTTCATAACGGTATAATATCAGAAAAGGAAATTGATGAGTACAAGAAAAACAATGTAAAGCATATTCTTGAAAATTTGGAGAAACAAAGAAACAAGAATAACGATGAAGTTGTAGCAGAAATAACTGAGGCTGATGTTGATTTCGTTGAGGAAGAGACATTTGATGAATAATTAAAAATCCCACTGAGAAATAAAAAAAAAACTCAGTGGGATTTAATTTTAATATTTATAGAAGTTAACCTGTTTAATTGTTTTTAATTTTCTTCTTTCTACGGTTTTCTTATAGTTTTCTCTTAATTTGGCTATATTCATTCTAACATTGCTTATATTTGTGCTTATATTAACATTGCTATCTGCTATGAAGTCACGTGTACTGACAATTTTTTTCGCTGGTTTGTAAGTTCCTTTTTTATGTGTCATCAACCAATTAAACCAAGTTGACCGATATATATTCCTATCCAAATAAGTTATTTTAATATCTTGGTTTTTCCAACAGCAATAATTGAACGATAGTTGGTCTCTATGAGAGCCATTCATAACTTCATTGCTCCAATCTTCCATAAGTTTTATGCAATCTTTATTATTGTGTTTTCTTAGCATAATATTGCTCTGCAATAATCCATATCCTTTTGGAAACCCTTCTTTTCTATATCTTTCAATTTGAGGATTAACATTTTCAGGAATGTCTTTTTTCATACTAATTACAGGTCTTACTTCATCATATATGCAATTTCTTTGCGGATGTTTTGGCACATATATAGAACAATCTTCCTTTAATACTTTGCCAATGAATACATTCAAATCGCTTTTTATGCTAACATTTCC